CGGCTAGCTGGAATAACACTGTCGCGCGATTCAGATTGTCCTCATCGTCCTCGGCCAGTGTGCTCCCCACTTCCGGCTCCACCTGGAAGTCCCCTTGGAAATCCTCAGGTGTCACGGTAATCATCATGGACACTTCCTCAGGCGGTGCCGGTGGACCCGCCGGGGCCGGGGATGGGGTTGGCGCTCCCGGTCCCGGCCCCATGGGCGGTGCTCCTCCTGGGGGAGCTGCTGGCGCGGGCGGTGGCGCAGGTGGCGGCGGTGGCGTAGGGCCAGCAGGAGGCGACGGAGGAGTAGTATTCACCCCCTGCTGTCCCATCGGCCCCCCAACTGTGGGCCGATACGGTGTGCCGTCGAACGTCAGATCATCCTGCATCTCAGTGCGGTTCAACCGGAACATCATGAGAGCGTCCTCGCGGATGCCCTTATTGAGTTGGTTCAGCATGTCGCGGGTCAGGATGTCCTGATTACGGGCTATGATTCTCGCGCCGGTCGCGGTCTTTCCCTGCTGCGGGTCTGCGTCCGCAGCATTAGACATATTGGACTCATTGGTCGCCTGTTGTATCAGGCGGTTCATGGCTCCTTCTTCATTGAAGCCATTCGCAGCCCCCGCTAGCGCCGCCTGATCTTGTATGCTCCACATCGCCTGGGGATGTTTGAGCTGAACTAATCTCAGTCCCTTCCAACGCTTGACCAGACTGGGATCATCCATGATTCCCTGGTCGTCGGTCCCGACCAGCGGACGTAATAGGGCATCACCCATGTCGGCACGTTGGCACACGAGTCTTGACCTAAGATCCTGTAGTCCACGAATGACGCGGGCGTCGGTGTCGCCAATGCCGTGCAGCAGGGACTCATGCAAGCACAATGTTGTGAATGGAATCCGTCCAGATAACTCGTGCGGCTGTTCATAAGCACCTATCCACTGCGAGTCGCACACGTACTCGACTCTGGACTTCGCGCCGGTATAGTGGATTTCAAGGACCGTGTATCTCGCGGCATCGGGGTCTTCATTCTCCTCACCCTCCCGCGACTGCTGGTTCACGATACTCGCCATGTTCTCGCGGAGGTTCTTGACATCCTGCGTCCCGTCCGCCTTATTGGATATCGGCGTCCCATACGGCTTACTCTTCAGCAAGTCCTCCACATAATCCGCCGCTTCCGGGTACGCGGATACCAAATCCTCAAACCACTGCTTGTCGCGTCTGCGTTGCGTGATGAACCACGCGCTACTTTGAAGCGTCTGAAACATCGGCTCAAAGAAGCAGTCCCCGATAAACAGCACGTCAGCCTTCGGGCCGGTGTATATCAGCACATCCTGCCCAACCCTCAACCGCGTGCCATTGCCCCGCAACTTCAGCAGCTCCGCATACACCCTCGGGTCCACTGATCCCGGCGGTAATTGGGCGTCCGGTATCGGCGGCAACATCTGGGTGATCATCTGTATGTCTTCCCCAAACTGCCCTTGTATTAACTGCTCCTGATCGGGGGTCATCTTCAGTGGATTAATAGTCCGCATCCGATGTTCGCGCTCGGTGATATAGCTCCAGGCGCGGACGCTGATGCCGAACATGTCAGCCTGGAGCACGTGCCGCTTCTGCGTCGGCTGAATCTGCATGTCCCACTGGTACATCAACGCCCGCGATACCCTATTAGCCACATCCTGTTTCGGGTCCATGTACCTGAGATTAGGAAGTTGGGCGGTTGCTCTCGCCGCCCTCCTTCTCTCCAGTGACCACGTGTCCGGCGTGGATAAGGAGGTGAGCTGGCTGTCTTCCGCCTTATTCGGATAAGGCCGACCCGTGGAGTCGTATATCAGCGTATTGCCGGGAACCCCTGGTAAGGAGTTATCCTCGGCATACGGGTCTACTTTCGGATCGGCCTCGCACAGGTAGTTCTTATGTACTTTCTCCCACTGACTATAAAACCCGTCCTTCATCCACGTGTACGACCGCTTGTAATTGGCGAGGATAATCGCGGCACGGTCCTGCCGCTTCTTCTTATCGCCATCCACGTTCGGCGCGTTGCCGGAATAGGGCTTCTTGGGAGGTTCTTCTACCATGAGCGATTACACGTTACGCTAAGGTCCACGTCCCCTGTACGTCTGTCACCTGCCACACAACCCCATCGCTCTCTATCTCGATGGTGCCGTAGTTCCCAGCCGTGACCGCGCTCATGGTAATACCAAGCCCGGTTGGCCCCAACATTCCACCAGCCGCCCCAGCATTGACGATTACGTTGAAATCGGCGGTGCGGGAAAAAGCGAACCGGTCTCCAATGGAGACGGTGTTGGGCGCTGGCAACGTAAACGTAATAGGACCGGTTGCTCCACGGTTCGTAAAACGCGTGCCAGCGTCGTTCATCGCGCAAGTGTAGGAAGCGGTCTTCGCTACAATCGCGTTGATGGCGGGCAGCGAGGGAAGTTCCCTCGTGCCATAGGTACGAAAAGCTACGTGGTGCATGGCGAGAGTATACAACTCCTCGCGGGGGGATTTGTCAAATGGGCGGAAATGCTAGGGAATTAAAGGGTTTTGGACGCCGGCATTTGTCACTCTGCGCCACAGAGTATGACAGAGTTGTGACAGACTTACGTGGTCCAGAGACGGCCGGATTCCAGGTTCTGCGAATACGTCAGGCGGTTGCTGGTCAGGAGGTACCGCAGGAGATCGATCATGTGGCACCGGTAGTCGGTGCCGGTCTGCTTCGGCTCGTGCTTGTCCATCTGGTTCTTGCCGCGAATGGCCGGGAACTTATATCGCTCCATCTCAAGCTGTAGTTCAACCACAGACCTTGCAATATGTAATCGCGGCCACGGCCCATAGATCTCGTGGTGGCGCAACTTGAGCGCGTGGTGAATAGCATCGTACCCCACACCATGCGATTTAATCGGGTCCAGGAACTGGAAACCATAATCGCGATATCGTTGCGCGTAGGTAATCTCCTCATTATCCTGCTCCCCACTCGCCTTAAAGCCCTTGCCCGCCTGATCCATGTACCGGTTGATAATACGTTCGCCACTGGGTCTCTGCTTATACCTCGCGTATTCCTGATCGGTGCCCTGCCTATGGACTATCAGGTCGTTCCCTTCCAGCCGCGCCACGATATCGCAGTACTCCTTAATAGACCAGATGTAATCCTCCTCGTCCTCGCGCATCGGTTTGGCCTTGGCGTGCTGCTTACTGGGCCACAGCTCCCGATAGACCCAGTAATCGTTGTACCTGTCCACGAGAATCCATAACCATGCGTGCGGAGTGCGCGGGTGAGGGTCTAATCCGTTATATAAGCACCCTCTGGCCGGGACCATCGAATCCTCCACCACGTGGATGCTCTTGTCGAAATCAGGAAACACCCGCTGGCCACCTAAGGCGTTGGGGTTCATTTCCATTTCCATGGCCCAGTGAGCCGCCGTAGGGAAGGCGCTCTTCATCATCTCCAGATCCCAGGTGTCCGAGTCCGGGTCCGCACTGTAATGCAAATCAATAAACGTGAACCCGCCCTTGGCCGGTCCCTGCTTATAGGCGATCCCGCGATGCGGGCGCACAATCACCTCACCGTACTTGGACGAGGGCGGTGGTTTCACGCCGCCACCTTCATTTCTTCCACTTCGGCCAGCAGCTCGTCCGGCCAACACGTCTCCACGGCTTCCTCCCACATATCGGCCATGGGACCGGGACAAGCACTGGACAGCAGGATTATCTGCATGGTCCTGGCTCCTAATGCACTGGCGATGCACGCGTCCAGCTCGGGCATAAACGCGGCCTCGTCGGCGATGTACAGCGTGGGATGGTAGCTACGGATCTTGTGCGGGCCGAGTGGTCCACACGCCAACCCAATGAACCGGCTTCGATTCAGTAGCTCGAATCCGGCGGCGGGCTGTGAGTACGGGTCTTTGGCCACCGGCCACGCTTCCTGCAACTTGGGATGGGAGTTCTTCCACAGCACCTTGACCTTGTCTATGAATTCCAGTGCTTTGGGTTCGTCGGCTGACTGCACCACCACCTCAGTGGCGGGCCGTGTAAACGCCAGATGAGCCGCGTACCCGGCCACCATCCACGACATCATCATCGTGCGTGACTTCCAAATCGCCAGCTTGGATTTGCGCTTCAGGGCCGCGAGGATGTAATAGAAGAAGTCCTTGCGCGGAAATGGTCTCTTAACGATCAGCTCATTGGCGCTCCCGAATATCACGTCCTTGTTCCCGCTCCGCACCTGCTTGTCCTCGGTCATCGTCATGTTCTGCAGCCAGTACATGGGATCGGCCTGTGCTCTCCGCACCGACAACTCCTCTAATAGCGCGGTCTGCTTTTTCAGCATGGCCTGGATGGCCGACTGATTACTCCCGGCGAGAATAGACGCGCTCTTAGTCACTGTCCCCACCCTGGCCAAACGCGATGATCTTCTCACCGAACAGGCTCAAATCATGAGTCGCGTGCAGTGTCTCCACCATCGCGTCGGTGACCATATCGAGCGGCACGTCGAAGACAATAGACGCCAGACTACGCGCCGTAATGGAATGGGGAGTGGCTGTCTTCACGCTGTCTTCACCTTCCCCCACTGCCGCGCCATGGCCCAGGCTATTCCACGGTAGGTACGGCTCCGGTCCTTGTCCCGTGCGCCATCTAACCGGTTCTGCTTAGCGGCGGTCTGGTTCCACCAATACCCGCGCTCGGGACAGGGGAGTATATGTGTGGCCCGCAGCTCCGGTAGCCCCTTCAACCACAGGCACGTTTTCTTGCTCTCGTAGTGGCCGAAGTCGTACGGCTGGATAATCTGGTCCGGTTTACGGATATACCTGGATATCACGCCCACGGGATTCTCCACGGCGATGCGCGGGACCGGGCGGTCTAATAAC